TTAACAAATGATTCTTTCTCAGATGGATGAGTCAATGTATCAGACAATGTTAGTCTGCACAAGGTTTTTGAGATTAGCTCCAGGAAATATTGAACTATTCTAGCACATATCTCTAACACATGGATTTCTCTGTCCCCTCCATGTTGTGGCTTTGGGAAAATATCACTATCAAAATAGCCTTTAGCTTTAAGTCTTTCCAAGCAGAATGGGAGCAAAGAGATGGGATGATCTGGCTCTTTCCCTTCTTCATTTGTGTACTCTTCTACCAGCCATGCAAGAGCTTCCATAACTCTTGGTCTCTTAGCAACCTCCTCTGGGTTGGCTTCTTTCAGCAACCCTGCTACCTCCCCAGCAGACATGTCTTCCTGGAACACTGGGATTATTATTCTATCCTCATAAGATCTGGCAGCTACCTTTAGAGTTGCAAGATCCGAGAAATCAGCTCTAGCCATAGCTTTAATTATCTCTCTGTGAACAACTGACTGGTACTCAGGGCCAAGAACTTTCCTCTGATACCTTCTGAACATAGAAAAGAAAACTCTCATCACTGAGGGGTCACTCACATGTATAGTAGGATTAAGTGTTTTTTCAAGTGTGCTAACCACTGTGTCTCGGAACCTGTACTCTTCTTCTACAATCTTTTTCATGATTTTAAAATTCCTATCACTTCCACGACCCCTCTCTTTTGATATGACATATCCATAATAGAATTCATTTATTTTCTGTCTCAGGGTTAGCTCAAAGTCTCCGAATAGACTGATTAACCCTCTATAATCGGAGAATATCTCATCTGTTAATTGTGTGGGAACCTTGATTACCTTCTTCTGGGAGTAGTGATGAAGCAACTTTTCTGTGCGTTTATAAAAATAACAAGTGAGCCTTGATCTGTACACATCTGGCAGTCTGTCAACAAATCTATACGGGTTGGGATCCAATTCCTCTAACAATCCCATTGTCAGGTATCTCTGATTTGTTATCAACTCCTCAGCATCGGTCTTATTATTTAGGAAAAGTAGTAAAATGGCACTTATTGTTCTCTCTACCCTGGGATCTGCTATCTTCATCTTGTCTAGTGGGATTTCAAAGTTTGACAGTAGGTGAGCAACAATTGATGATAAATATGGACCAGACTTAACAAAATGTTCTATGGTAGGCTCATTGAATGAGCAAACATCAGAGAAGATGTAGTTTGTGGATTCAAATAACTCTGGGCCTAGTCTACCTGTCTCTAGTACTGTTGAGTTTTCTTTAGGGAAGGCAAACATCACAAAGACCTGGCCACCTACAGGTCTAACCACCATGTGCACTCCATCACACTCCTTGAGATAAAAATCAGATCTTTTTGGCCAGTACTTATAAGCATAACATATCTCTGTCATCAACTTTGATATAGTTTGTGACAATAGCCCTAGCTTTGTTGATGTCAAGTGGACTAGTAATTTGAAACTGAGGGGCTGATCTGCCGACCATAATCGTTTGGTGTTTTCAAGAAGTGCTGCTAT